GTGGACAGGTTGCCATCCGGCATGGTGCGCTATTCTGCACCGGATGGACTTCACGATGATATGGTGATTTCTCTGGCGCTTGCTTGGCATGGCGCAACATTAGCGCAACGCCCGCGGGCACGGGCAAAGGAATACTAGAGATGATAGACGTCTTCAAGTTAACGCCGGAACAACTCGAAAGATTCATACACGTTCAGGCACTAGTTGACCGGCAGGTGATAGCCGCCGAACGGGTGCGTGTGCTCAGGCTCTACTATTCTGGCGAACATCCGACTATGCTGACCAAGCGGCAGCAGGAGTATCTCGGCGCTCTGGTAGATGGCGAGGAATTCACCTTTGCGCATAACCTTGTCCGTTCGGTCATCGACACGTTGCGGGAACGTCTCGACGTGTCTGGATTCACCGTAAATGGCCAAGGCGTGGAGGATGCAGAGCTTGCAGATCAGCCGGAACCCGCTTCGCAACTTGCGGCGCTGTTCTGGTCGTGGTGGATGAAAAGCAAGGCGGACAGCGGGCAGATTACGCTTTATCGTCGTGCGCTGCGTGACGGCAAGGCGTATGTCATCGTGGATTGGGATGCAGAAAACAGCCGACCTAAATTCATGTTGCATCGTGTGGATGCCGGCGACGAACAGCCGGGAATTGTCATGCATCGTGATCCTGAGGATGACAATCATATCCTGTACGCTACCCGCTATTTCTACACGTTCGATCCGCTGAATCCCGGCAAGACTGGCATCCAGCGGAAAACCGTGTATCTGCCTGGAGAAATCCGTAAATACATCCAAGGCAAACTTGGACAATGGCAACCGCATTTAGATGATGGCGATTCTACATGGCCTTTGCCTTGGATTGACGCAACCGGTCAGCCGCTTGGGATTCCGGTCATCGAATTTGCGAATCCAGGCGGCAGTGAGATATCTCAAATCATCGGGCTACAGAATGCGCTTAATAAAACATGGCTCGACCTGATTGCTGCTGCTGATGCGTCTGGTTTTCCGATTTTGGCCATTGAGTATCAGGGTGATGGCGGTTTTGGTGCAATCCAGGATGATGCCGACGTTGAAGGCAATGACGAGTTTCGCTTTGCGCCTGGCCGTGCTATTGAGGTGGACAATGCCAACGTGAAGCGAATTGAGGCGGGTGATTTAAGTCAACTCATCGCCACGAAAGACGCACTGATCCAGGCTATCAGCGGCGTGAGTAGGACGCCAGCGTACTATCTGCGACCAGTCGGAGGCGGTGACGTGCCAAGCGGAGAAGCGTTGAAGCAACTCGAATCCGGACTAGTCAAACGTGCGGCCGAGCGTCAATTGATATTCGGGCAAGCATGGGCAGATGCTTTTGCGATGGCGCATAGGATGGCGCAGACGTTCGGGCCGTCTCTGCCAGAATTACCGGAAATGGACATTCAAACTGTGTGGACTGATGCCAACGTGCGCAACGAGTTGTCACAGGCGCAGGTAGGCCAAATCTACCAGCAATTGAATGTGCCGGACGATACCATCTGGCAGTACGTGCTAGGCTTTACGCCATCAGAGATTGCAGGTTGGCGTGATGCTCAGCGGCGTGACGAGGCGGTGAAACTGGCCAGTGTTGCCGATGCCCTGCGGCGCTCTGGCGTTGCGGCACAACGTCCGGCAGACAGCACGCNNACAGCCACAAAATGGGCAACAGGCAACACAGCAGAATGGAGATGTGCGACCGTGAGCGAACCCATTACGATGTACCGAGACGGCGACGAGGTGACGATTTATGCACCGTCCGAAGTCAAGCGCATGA